GGTCCGTTGCGTCAGCAAGAAGGAAGAAAGCGCCGCTGGTATCCTGCAGCTCCTCTTCTACTTCGAACATCACCGGGCCGCCCGTCAGCTCATCTATGCGCTTGGTGTCAGCTTCTACGTCGCGGGCCTTGAACAGTTCCGGTGCGGCCGCTTCACGAACGGCCTTCTCTGCCTCTAACGCAGCCGTTGTGCGAGCAATGGAAGCAGCAACTTCGCCCAGTACCCGGTTGAATCGGTCGGCCGCTTCTTGCCCGGCGTCCAGCGGCCCATATTCACCCCTCTTCGCATAGCCGCCGCCGGCAAGCGGATCGTAGGTTACGGCCCTGAAGCCTTCTTGTACAGGTTGTGGCGTCGGCTCAAACTTGCGCTCTATTTCTCGCATTGCACCGTAGCCGAAGCCGAGAGCACCGGCCCCTGCCGTTGCGCCAGCTGCTATCACTGCGGCTGCTGGCGTCGCACCGCCAACGGCCACGGCAGCCGCACCCCTTCCTACCCACTTGGCAGCAGCAAGAATCTTGTCAGAATTAGCGATCAGAGCAGTGATAGCACGCGTCGAAGCGATGGCTGCTACCGTTGCCGTTATCACCCCGATAGTCTCATAGGTCGGCACACTCTCCCGAGCCGAGACAGCAGCCCGCGCCATCGGCCCCATGATGTTCTTGACAATCATGTCGCCAACGTCAGTAGTGAAGACCTCCCATTCTGCGCGAGCCTGGTCCAGCTTGAAGGCGTCCGTCGCCGTCATCTTCGCAACAGCTTCGGCCGTCTCCCCAGCCTTCCTCGTCATGGCGTCAAGCACAGCGTTGAAATTCTGCGCGCCCTTTCCAGTCAACGACATGGCCGGAAGCATCGCTTCCACGCCGCCGTAGAGCTGAGCGATCTTCGCAGTACTTCCACCCGTTGCTTTCGCTACGCTGTCCAGGAATCCTGCAAGCCCTTTCGCCTTGAGAGCCGTAGCGTCGAACTGCAACCCCAGAGACTCGGCCATCTTTCTCGCTTCGCTGGACGGCTTGATAGTCAGGGCAATGACCTGCGTAAGGCCGCGCATGGCCCTGCGAGTAGGGACACCACCCTTTGTCAGTGCAGCAGTAGCGGCCAGCACTTCCTCAAGAGAGATCCCTGTCTGAGCAGCAGCAGCGGCAACGAAAGACAGGCTCTCGGATAGCTCTCCGACCGTCGTTTTACCCAGCTTCATGGCAGTGAAAAGCGAATCAGACACATCGCCAGCCTTTGACGCCCCGAGCCCCCAAGCATTGAGCACCGTCGTCAGGCCGTCAGCAGCAGTGGCAACGTCAGTGACGCCACCCACTGCAAGCTTGTTCGCAGCAGTTAGAACCGCTGTAGCCTCTGCGGCCGTTGCCGCGCCGGCAGAGATGATCTGGTAAGTGGCTTTGGCGGTGTCAACCGGCATCGCGCCGAACTGTACGGACAGCTCATTGATGCGGTCGCGAAGGATAGCAACGTCGGCGCTACCTTGGGGGAGTAGCGTGCTGATCTCGGCAATGGACTTCTGGAAGGCTTGCGCCTTACGCGAGGCGGCAAACGCAGCAGCACCGACAGCAGCGAGAGAAACCGTCAGCCCAAGCGGACCGGCGAGAGCGGACGCCATCGACTTGATGCCGCCCGCCGCACCCTTTGATGTGCGCCCAAAGCCGTCTACGGACTTCGTCGTCTTCTGCGCCGCAGCCGTGACGCTGTTGAAGTCCCGCGCTGCCTTCTGCGCGCCTGCGTGCGTCTGCGCGTCTATCCGTACGCCGAATACTGCCTGTGTCATTTCTTCGGACCCTTGCTCTTTGCCTTCCTCACAGCGTCAGCGATGTAAGCGCTGTCCATTGCCCTGACGGTTCGCTCGAAGCGGCTGAACTCTTCCCACCCGGTCAATCGTGCCCTCTTTGCATATGCGTCAATGCTCTCGAAGCTGATCCCGTTGGGGACAGGCGACATCCCCCCACCGTACGTACGGCCGCCCGACAGCGTCCAGAAGGCGTCCCATATCCACTGCAGATGACCGTCAACGTCAGGTTGGTCATTCAGTGCCTTCCGTGCTGCCGGGCTGTCTTTTCCGTGCCTACGCTTCTTCTGCAGGCGCTCAAGGTGTGGCCCCCATTGGAGCATCCACCGGAGCGCGTCTGTCAGTTTTTTGCGTCGGCCCTCTCCCGGCTCTTGAGGAAATTCTCGAAGTTGCCGGCGCGCTGCCACACGCGGTCGCGAAACTCGTGCATCTCCGGATCGCCTACGATCGACAAGGCGTTCTCGTACGTGTAGCCCAGAAGCTCGCCCTTGTAGTTCAGGCCCGCTGTCCCGTTGCCGCGCCAGTCCACCAGGATGGCCTTGGCAATGGCCCGGTTCATAATGCTCTCAGTGATCTCCGGCGTCAGCACGGATCCCTCGTCGCGCGCCTTGAGCTGCGCAGCCTCAAGCTCCGTGCCGAAGAAACGCTGATAGATCGTGTTGTTCTGCCTGGCAATCTTCAGGTCCAAGCCAGGCACGAAGTTCTCGAACCAGCGGCCCTCTTTCTCTTCGTCCACGTCAACAGCAAACGCCTTGTACAGGTCAAGCGAATCCTGCTCTTCCTTCACTACTTCTTCTGTTGTGCGCATGATGCTCCTCTGTAGGGTTAGGTGAGCAGGGACGGAACCCTACAACCGCCCCTGCCCGTTGTCACCGGTGACGCTGCGGAGGTGTACCGGCCCCCGCATTCCGTAGGGTGTCGGCTAGGCCAAGACGCGGCAAACCTGAATCATCTTCTCGTCGCTGGCGGCCCCGTATGCAGAGCCAGGCTCAGAGTCGAACGAGAAAGACAGCATCAGATCGTTGTCCAGGCCAGGATTGGTTGCCGGCTCTTCGGTGAAGTGACACTGCGGAAGCTGGAAGATGTAGTAATCGCCGCCCTGCATGTCCAAGCTGAACATCAGGCTGAAAGCGGTGAAGTCCTGATAAGTGGCGTCGTACGTCCACGTGGCGTCTTCCAGGTACATCTCGATAGCCCCGGTTATGTTCGGAGAGTTGAGGCCCATCGCCGTCCTGGGAAGGCTCCCCAGCGCCTTGCGCGGTCTGGTGGCTGTGGCGACGGCAAGGCTCAGTGCGAAGACATCCGTTGTGATTGCCGTGTCATCAATCCACACGGTCTCGAACCCGTCAACCTCCGTGACCACGTCCTTCGACGGTGCTGCTATCGTCGTTGTATCGCCTCCGCCTGCAGCGGCCTGCGCACGCTGCTTGCCGTCGAAAGCAACAGAGCCGGTGATGATCCCACCCTCCGTCTGAGCAAGGGAGAAAGCGTTGCACCGACAGCCGGTCATGATGTGCCAGAGAGTCGTCTGGTCTACGTAATTCTGCTGCAGAGACACAGACGACAGCGTAGACCCGTTGAGTAGCTGCGACCCGTTGACGGTGATGGTGTCCCCTGCGACATCGTCAGCAACGGTCCCGCCAGTAAGAGTCAACTGGTAGGCAGAGGCCGCAGTAACGCGCCACCACTGATTGTTCGCAGCCTCAGACGACCCCGCGGCCTTCACAAGCTGGCCGATAGCAACACTCCCGAAATCGCCGGCAACTGAGTCAATCGTCTGGCCAGCGTTGTCGAAGGAAATATCAGCCGCAGAGATTGCCAGGTCGGCCGTCCAGTCTGCGTCGCTGCGGATGACATTGCGAATGAACTCGTCGTACGTGTTGGCGGCGAACTCAAAATCGTAGTTCGCTGCCGGCGACAATCCTACGCGCTTCGAATCTCCAAGCTGCGCATCGTCGCGGATTGTCTGCGACCGCACCTCTTCAGACCCGTGCGGGAATCCTCCTCCCGTGTACGGGAACTCCTGGAAAGGAGAACTCGGCGTCGTACCCCAGTCTACTTCACGGAGGTACGAAGGTTGCATCCGATTGGCCTCGGCTCCCATTGTGATAGCTTCCTTCCTGAAATTGACCCCTACGGGTCAGATGATCGCGTATGTTCCGCTGTCTGCCAACGCTCGTGAGAGTGTAAGCCCGTCGGACTCGCTTGTTGGATCGGAACCCGTCTTCACAAGCAAAACGTCGTTCGTCACGTCATGCCATAGACGCTTCGTTCCGATCAGTATTGGCGAATCCCACGTAGCGATAAACTCAGGCGTATCGGCCTGAATCATCTCGACGCCGTCCGTCACGCTCGTAGGATCTGACCCAGTCTTGGTTCTCAGAATATCGTTGGTCGTATCCTCGAATAGTCGGATCGTGCCTATAAGCACCGGGTTCTCCCAATTGCCAGTGATCATTTGACTGGCTTTTACGAGTGTGTCATACCGGAAGTTGGCGCTGACGTTGACCTGGTAAAAGCCCTCGCCTGTCTCGCCTACCGGCATCGGCGTCGCCGTGGAAATGACAACGCCGTCAAGCGTTTGGAACTGTAGGGCTGACACTACGTCGTCCGCGATACTCGCCGCCGTTCGATCTCCCGTGCCGCTGGGCGTGAATACCTGGACTTCAACAACTCCAACAGTACGCTGTCGCACCTTGGTTCCGCTTGCGCTTGCTTGCAGTGCGCCAGAAATCAGGATGGTGAAACGCACCCACCCGTCTTGCGTCCCCTCGTCAAAGTCCTTGTGAGGGTCGAACGTCACATTGGGCCACGCAACCGGAACGTCCCGTGCGCCACTCACTTCCGGGTGAGTTATGTCCCACTGTGTCTTGAAGCGCTCAATCAGGATCTCGCTTGCCGCCTCGTAGTCTGCAACTGCCATCACCGTCTCCTACCGGCTCTGCCCGTGAGCTTCTTTGCAGATCGCAGGCCGCGCCTGGGCCGCTTGCCGATCTGATCCACAAGCGCCAGTGCCCTTCCGAGAATACGCCTCGGTGCCATGTGCTCAGTCCCGAACTCAAGGAATGGGGCGTAGACTTTGTTGTTCGTGATCCAGATGTCTTCCCCAGGCTGCGCGCTATCGATCTTGCTGGTAGCTCTCGCGGCCGTCCGCTCCCCATCCTTGTCCGGCGTCTTCAGCTCCCGCATATCCGGATGGTTGATCTCAGCAAGCCAGTTGCCCTTGTACAGTCCCGTGTCTATTGGGGACATCTCAGTGACCAGCTGAACAATCTTCAGCGCAAGCATGGCCTTGAAGTCGTTGGCCTGCTCCTCCAACTCATCAGAGAAGCCTGCGACAGCACTCTTGAACTGTGCGAAGTTGTCAATCGTCTTTGCCATCAGAGCTCCAAATAGCCGATCTGAGCGTCGTTGGCGTTCCCCAGTGGGAATATAGCTGTCGAGCTTGCTTTGCGCATTGTGGGCGCTCCCTACGCTCTCCCGTGAAGCTGATACAGCACGTCCGTATCTCCAGGCGCAGTCCGCTCCACATTGAGCACCGTATACGTCAAACTTCCGTCGATGAGCTGCCAGCTTGGCTCCGGCGCTTCGCTCACGTCTGCGGCTGCGACAAGGTACAGCCGGTCCT